TTTGTCATGCAAAGAAAATACATTATGAATGTCAAATAATGAAATCTTCATTAGTAACACAAGGTCGTAATCTTTGTGTATCAGGTTTTTTAGAAAGTAATTGCACACACCTTTTATTTATAGACTCAGATATTCATTTTGATCCGACCTCTATATTGAAAATGATTGAAGCTGATAAAGATGTCATATCTATACCATATCCATTAAAAGCATTTTTATGGGACAAAGCAATTGATAAATTTAAAGAAGGTAAAATAAAAACACCTGAACAACTTGCTCAGTCTATGAATACATATCCTATGAAAGTAGGTGATAATTCAAATATAAAAATTGATAATGGTGTTATTGAAGTTACTCACAGTCCTACCGGATGTATGTTAATTAAAAGAAGTGTATTTAACAAACTTATAGAAAAATATCCTGATAAAGAAATTAGACAAAATACTGTAATAAATGGTGCAGTTGTACCAAAGAAACATATGTGGAATTTTTTTGATACACATCATGACCCTGTATCTAAGACTTACCTTGGAGAAGATTTTTCTTTTTGTAAGCTTTGGAAGGATATAGGTGGTACTTGTCATGCTTATATATTAGATGAAATTACGCATGTTGGAGAACATCAATATACCGGTAAGTTTTACGATGAGTTGATTGTAAATGACTAAAATGGTAATATTAGCCTATATAAGGAAAATATTATATGGATCCATTTACACTCGCTTTAGCCACATTTGGCATACAAAAACTTCGTGGTAAATCTACGAAAACAGCTTTAAAAGACGCAGCTCTTATTGGAGGTGGCTCCTATGCAGTTGGAGCATTAACCCCCAATGTAGGTGCAACATCAATGTTTAGAAGACCTGCATTTTCTTCTATGGGATTTGATGGAGGACTTCAAAAAATTTTAGGTAAAAAAGCTATGACGCCTGAAGCGGTAAAAGCAGCAGGGCTTGAAGGAGAAGCTGCAACAAAAGCATTAGAAGGTTCTGGAATAGCAGGCATGAGTACAGGTACAAAACTTGCTGCAGCAGGATTTATTTTACCTTTCTTAGAAGGTGAAGAAGATTTAGGAGAAACTCCAGGTTACACAAAAAAAGATTATGATGATGCTTACAAAGAACAATCAGCAAAATTAGAAGGTAAGTTTAAACCGGTAGCAGCAGAATTACCATCAGATGTATTTCCTACATCAATGCCACAAAATATGTTTTATGCTAACCAAGGTGGACTAGCCACAGCACTTCCAAAGTATAATGAAGGTGGTGTAAATTATTTACCTTCAAAAATAGATCATGATGAAAATGATGTAAACAATTATGTAAGAGCGTCTGGATATGTAGAAGATGGTTCAGGCACAGGTGATAAAGATGAAGATACAATGCTAGCACAATTAGCTGATGGTGAATTTGTTTCTAGAGCTGATGCAGTATTAGGGGCAGGTATTTTATCTGGTGGAGATCCTAAAAGTTTTAAAAGCATGAGAAAAGCAGGTGCAGATTTCTTTTACGATCAACAAAAAAAATTTAAAAGAGTTTACGATTTAGTCAATGCAAGCAAAACAAAAAATTAAAACAAAAGTAGATGTACTTGAAATACATCCAGGAATCCTTGATCAATATTGGAATCTTTGTGAGTTTATGCTTAGGGAAGGTTTAAAGTATGACGGTAATCCTATGAGTATAGAAGATTTAAAGGAATATATTAAAACTGATAAAATGGGTCTATTTATGATGTTTGGATCTGACGATGGTATAGCTTACAAAGTGTTTGGTGTTTGTGTTCTTAGAATTACACCATTACCAAATTTTGCACAGTGTGAAGTTATACTTTTAAAAGGAGAGAAGAGAGAATTGTGGCAAGAGGAACTTGCTGATACAATTGAAAAAGCTGCCAAAGTTAATCAGTGTAAAAGAATTGCTGTACATGCAAGACCTGGTTGGCAACCATTTTTAAAAACTAAAGGATGGGAAGTTAAAAGATATTTATATACTAAGGAGTTACAGTAATGAGTTTTATTTTTGGTGGAGGATCAGCTCCTTCTAGTCCAGGTACATCAACTACAATACAAAGAGAAGCACCAGGTGTTGAAGCTAGAAAACTTTCGCTTTACGATCAAGCTGCACAATTAGCATCTCAACCGGTTAACTTGCCATCAATACAAGTAGCACCTTTGTCTGGTATTGAACAAGCAGCAATAACTCAGGCAGGCCAAACAGGTGTCGGAGCACCAACTACTACTGCAGGAATAGGATCTGTTTTACAATCTACAGCAGGACCTAATATTTCACAATTTTTAAATCCTTATCAATCTTATGTAACAAACGAAATTGCAAGACGTGGTGCAATGCAACAAAATCAAATTGCAGCTCAAGCTGTTCAAGCAGGTGCTTTTGGTGGTGGAAGAGAAGGTGTTCAACAAGCAGAATTACAAAGAGCAACACAACAGAATATTGGTCAATCTATGGCTCAAGGATTTCAAACTGCATTAGGTGCAGCTCAACAGCAAAGACAACAACAGTTAATGGCAGGCCAAGCTTTAGGCGCATTAGGTGCACAGCAGCAAGCAATGAGGATGCAAGACATTCAAGCTCAGATGCAGGCAGGTGCATTACAAAGAGGTGTCGGTCAACAGGCTCTTGAAGCTCAGAGACAGACAGCGTTACAAAGAGCGTATGAACCATATCAAAGAATAGAATTCTTAAAAGGAATTATGACTAATTTACCAACAACACAAAGTAGTGTTACAGCAACCACGGCTCCCGGTTCAAACCCATTAGCCCAAGGATTAGGAACAGGTTTAGCTGCATACTCTGCTTATAACATGATGCAACCAAAATAATATGGATAAAGTTTTATTAAGACCTATGTTTAGAAACAGATACTTGAAAGAGTATAAAGTTAAAAAATTTAACACGGGTGGAATTGCAAGTCTTACTCCTAGAGAGAAAGCTATTTATGCTGCAACCTTTGCAGGACCATTGTTACAAGGTAGACAAATGCAGGGTGAGTCTAGAATAAGCGCAACCCTTAGATCTTTAGGTGAAGGTGTATCTGCACTACCTGCTACCATGCTTAAATTAGAAGAAGTCGCTGCAACAAAAGCAAAAGCTAACAAAACTAAAAGTATAAGACAAGCGACTGTAGATGAAAAAGTAAATATTTTAGGATTTAATAAAAATGATAGAGTTGTCGTAAAAGTTGAAGGCGATGAAATTACAGATATTGTAAGTAAACCTACTGCAGGAGAAATGAAAGATGCAGCTAAAAGACAATCTACACTTAAACTAGCAGATGACATCTTAGGTGATTTAGGTAAAGCAGAAAAGACAGGAAGAAATGTTTCTGGTCCATTAGCAGGTAAATATGCAAAGATAACTGCAGCATTAGGTTTCAATGCAAAAGCAGCTAACTTTAATACAAAACTTGAGACATTTAGAAAAGAAGCAATTGCTGCACTTAGGGGTGCACAAGTTGGTCCACTAGAGGAAGCAAGCTTTAATGCAATCTTACCTTCTATTACTGATCCAGAAAATGTTATCTATGAAAAGATACAAGTTTCAATTGATAAATTAAATGAGATTGAAGATAGATTAGGAGTTGGTGGTCAAGTTACAGATCCAGGTAACCTAGATTACTACACTTCTGCATTTCAAAAATTTGGAGTAAATGTTGATGATTTAAGTTATGATCCATCAAAAGATTTCTACAGTTTTGATGCTGATGGAAATTTAGTAAAGGAGTAACATGGGACAAATAAATGTAAAAGGTTTAGGTGTCGTTAATATTGAAGGTGAAACTCCTACAAGTGAAGAAGCTGCAAAAATCAAAGACGCTTTAAGTGAAATGAATTTTGAAAAAGGCACAGATCAAATTACTGATCAAGCTGCTGATGAGTATATGAAAAGCCCTTCGATGGGTAGAATACTTACAGAGGCAGGTTTATCAGTTGTTGGATCTTTAGCATTAGGTGGAGCATCTCTTCCCGGTATAGCTATACGAGGTGGTATGTTAGCAAAGCCATTTATAAAAGCATTATTAAAATCTTCTGCAGGTGCCGCAGCAGGTGGTGGTACCGGTGCAGCTGTTGCGCAAACATTTGACCCAAAAGAAAATGTAGTTAATGAAATAGTAAGAGCAGCAACAGAAGGTGCTGCAGCAGAAGTAATTGGTGGACCAATTGTAATTAAAGGTGGTCAGTATGTTTCTAAAATTTTAGGTAAGCCAAGACAATATGCAAAGATGCTTGAAGGTGCAGATGCAGCAGAAACAACATTAAGACAAAAAGCAAATGAAATTTTATATGGTAAAGAAGCTGCAAAATTTATTGCTAAAACAAGTGATGGTGCAATCAGACCATTAGAAGAACAAGTAAAATTACAAGCTAAACAAGGAATTGATGAAGCGGCCTTAAAAGAGTTTGCAGAGAAAAATGGTATACCAGACTCTAAACTTCAAGATCTTAAAGACTCAGCATTAGAGATGCAAAAAGGTTTAACGCCTGGAGTAAAGACAGAAAACAGAACAATTAACATTATTGAAAATATTGTATCTAAAGCTTTATTTGGAGGTGGTGCATTAAATAGACGAAGACTCGGAGCACAAAAAATGGGAGACTTAGTAGCTGATGAAACAGTTAAAAGCTTTCAGGAAATAACAATGAATGGTGTAAAAATTACTGATAAAGAAATGTTGGGTAATTTCTTTTTTAAAACTATTACAGATGCAGAAAGAATGTTTAAAGCTGCAAAAGATGGTATGTATAAAAAAGTTGATGATGCACTGATTGATGCATCAGGTAAAAATACAAAATATATGCCTACACTTCCAATAGAAGGTAAAGGTGGGTTGCAGGAGACCTTAATAAAATTAAGACAACAAGCTCAGTTAGGTGTAGAAGAATTAAATCCTGCAGCGCAAACATTAAGTATATTTGCTAAAAAATTTAGAGATATTGCACAAGAGAGTTCAGGTTATATGAGTTATGCTCAAGCTAATGCATTAAGATCTGATCTTGCAGGTCAAATCAATAGATTTAGAGTAGCAGGGGATGGACCATCAGTTGGTAAATTAACACCACTACTACAAAAATTTGATGACATGCTTTCACCTGAGATGTTAGAAAGAAGTGGCTTAGATCCTTTAGCTGCTAAATTTTTAAGAGAAGCAAATGAATTTTACGAAGGTGGAATGGACATATTTCAAAGAGGTAGTTTGAATGCAGTATTAAGTAAAGGTATTGGACCTTCAAGTGATATAGGAGATATTTTTGCAGCTGTATTTAAAACAGGAGATAAATCAGATTTAGCAGGTAAAGTAGTAGAGCAAATAAAACAACTTCCAAAGTATACAGGTTATACAGATGAGACTGGTAAGTTTGTGCAAATTACTGCAAAACAAAGTCAAGATCTTTTAGACTCTTTTAAAGGACAGTTTCTAAATCAAGCTTTAGAAGCATCAAAGGTACCAGATCCACAATTTGGTAATTTTATAAATCCAAAAAAATTTGCTGATAGATTAGAAAAACAAGCATTAACAATGAAAAAAGTTTTTACAACAGAAGAAATATCTAAGATAAATAATTTAATTGATACTTTAGCTTTTGGAGCAGGTGAGCTTACAAGAATGAAAGGTTTACCTGGAGGTGTATTTATACAGTTAAAACAAGCAGGTGCAGCAGGCCAACTATTACAATTAGGTGGTGCAGGGTTTGGATTAGCTACAGGAAATATATTACCGGCAGTTACTGTGTTAGCAGCTCCTGCCTTTTTAGCAAAAGGTTTATTAGATCCTAAGTTTCAAAGATTAATATTTGGAAAAGTTGGTGGTGAATTACCAGATGCACCAAGAGCTGCAGCAACTATGAGACAACTTATTGGAAGAATGTTTTCTGAAGGTTACATACCAGAAGAAGAAAGAGATACTGCATTACTCCAATTAAAAGCTTATGAAGATGCAGCAAAAGCAGGTGGGGTAAATATATTGCCACAAGAACCACCTCAATTACCACAAATAAATCCATCTGACTTTCCTGTAGTACAATCAGGTGGAGCTACACCAGGTGGATCAAATACACAAATGGCTCAAGCTTTAGGTCTCTTCAATAAAGGAGGGATAGCAAGTGTCAGAAAATAAAGATGTGTTAGCCCATCAAAGAATAGACGATCACGAAAGACTTTGTAGAATTATGCAAGAAGAAACTAATAAAAAAATAGAAGCTATTCATAATGATGTTCATAGATTAGAAAAAATTATGATTGCATCAACAGGTTTTTTGATGACTACAATGTTAGGAATAATTGTTGCACTTGTGATAAAATTAAATTAAAACGCATTGTGCGTTTAATTCAAGAAAAAAATAAATTTACTGTTACAGATTTAATACGTGAACAAAAGTATGAATATGCTAAATATACACGTAACGATAATGACGGGCCACGAACCTATAATGTTGGTTTGTTAAAAATACCATCAGTCACAACAATTCTTTCAGCAACACAATCAGAAGAAAAAAAGAAATCATTAGATGCATGGCGTGCTAGAGTAGGATATTCAGAAGCTCAGGCCATTACACAAAAAGCAGCATCTCGTGGAACTGAAATGCATTATGTGCTAGAACAATACATAAATGGTAAAGGTTATTTAAATATAACTGAGATGGGTGAGCAAGCTAGAATGATGGCTCATGAAATAATTAAAAATTTAGATTTATTTAAAACTGTTTGGGGCAATGAGGTAAACCTTTCATACGCAGATAAATGGGCAGGTTCAACAGACTGTGTTGGATTATATGATGAAAAACCAACAATCATTGATTTTAAACAAGCGAACAAACCTAAGAGAGAAGAATGGATTGAAGATTACTATTATCAAATTGCAGCATATTCTCTAGCACACAAATATAAATATGGTCCAATTGAACAAGGCTTAATATGTATTTGTACTAAGGATGGTTTGTATCAAGAATTTAAAATGAATGAAAAAAAATTAGAAGAGTATGAAAATAAATGGTTTGCTAGAGTAGATCAGTACGAAAAATTTATAGCCAATCTTGAGCCACCTCACCAAGAGTCTTCGCAGAAATCTTAATCTTACCTTCCAAAGAAGAAAGTATTAATTCATCAATAGAGTCTTTCACAATTAAATCTACATATGTGACTTTAGCAGTTTGACCATATCTATGAGCACGGTCTTCGCTTTGCTGACGGACCTCCAGGTTATAAGAATTGCTAAAGTATATAACATACCTAGCAGCAGTAAGGGTGAGACCATAACCACCAACAACAGGGTTACCAACGAGGAAGCGACATCGGTCATTATGCTGAAAACTTTCAACAGCACTTTTACGAACTTCAACTGAATCTTCTCCGTATATCGAAACCACTGAGTCTTTTCCATACACCTCCGTAAGTTTGTCTTTTATCATATGTATATTATTAACATAGTTAGCCCATATGATACACTTGTCTTCAGTCTCCTCCAATACACTCATCAACTCATCAAGCTTAGGATTTTTTTTGAAATTAATTATCTCACCTTCATCGGTTTTAACAAAACCATTAGTTATTTGGTGCAGTTTAAGAACTTCTGTTAATTTGTTTTGATATGACACTTCTTCATCATTTACTTTAGCAATCGCTAATCTTTTTAAAGTCTCATAAGTTTTACGTTGTTCTTCAGTAAGTTCGATATATCTTTGAATATACATTTTATCAGGAAGATCTAAACAATCTTTTTTTCTAACTCTATATGAAAATGATTTGAGCTTAGACTCAAGCTCATCTAGGTTAGTATAATATTTAGGAAACATAATTTGTCTTCCACCCATATCCATAGAATGCATAACAGCGTATCTAGATCTATAAGAGAAGAAACTTTCATAACCTAATAGTTTCCAATCTAGGAAAGCGCACTGTGTAAATAGATCAAGTGGTGATTTTGTTACCGGTGATCCTGTAAGAATTCTTTTAAATTTTACAAACTCACCTAATTTGCAAATTGTTTTAGTTCTTCTTGCAGCTCTATTTTTAATGCTCGTACTTTCATCAACAATCATGAGTGTACGTAAACCAATAACAGAAAGTAATTTCTCCAACCACTTTTGGCCTGATTTATGTGAGAGAGCTTCAACATTCATTAATATAAATTGTAGTTTAGAATTATTCAAATCTAGCTTTTTCTCTGAGTCTTTTTTCCATATCCAAATTTTAGTTTCTTCTGGTGAGTGAAAGTTTATTTCTTTTTCCCAATTTTGATAAACACTATTTGGTGCAATAACAATGCAATATGAGATGTATTTTTTTTGATATAAATAACAAGCGTTATCTATAGCCACTTTTGTTTTGCCTGTTCCCATTTCCATAAAATATGCAAAGTTTCTCGCATTAGCACCTTGAGTTAGTGCATGCCTTTGGTGATCAAAAGGTTTAGTTTTATAGTTATACATTTTTATTTTTTTATAATTATTTTCTTGCAAAATTCAAACTAATAATATACTGACCATTTTAGGAGGTTCTTATGGACTTAGAAGCATTATCCACTGTGTCAGTGGATACAGGCATGTCAAAAGACATTGCCGAACATTGCAACAAGTTATTGGAAACTCAGAAGAAAATAACAGAGACTGAAGAACAATTAAAAAAGTTACAAGAAGTCGAACGTACTCTTTCTGAGCAAACAATCCCTAACTTAATGCATCAAGCAGGTATAGAGCTGCTTAGACTTACAGATAAATCTTCTGTTGAGATTAAGCCTTTTTATTCTGCTAGAATTCCTGCATCAAAAACTGATGAAGCATTTGCTTGGCTTCGAGAAAACGGACATGAAGACTTGATTAAAAACCAAGTATCTTTGGAGTTCGGTATGAAAGAAGACAATATGGCCAAATCAGTAGTGGAGGAATTAAAATCAAAGGGACTTAACGTTAAGCAGAAAACATCAGTACACCCAAGCACTCTTCGAGGATTTGTTAGAGAACAAATTGAAGAGAAGGGTAAAGATGTTCCTGCTGATTTGTTTGGAACCTACATTGCGAACAAGACTAAAATAACAACGAAGGAGTAATCATGCTACAAAAGCAAGACGCAAAGCCTCAAGCCAAAGAGGTTGTAAAAAAGGCAGACAACTTACCTGCAGCTATTGATCTAGAGTCAATGTCAGGTCAAGGATCAGAGTTTGTAACAGCTCGTGATCAAAAACTACCAATCCTTAAAATTCTTTATGCAAACTCACCTGTATTAGATGATACAGATGGTAAGTATATTGAAAAAGCTAAACAGGGGGACATTTATAGTGAGACCTCTGGAAACCTTTGGAAAGGTAAAGAGGGTGTTATTGTTGCACCTTGTCTTTATATAAATACATTTAATGAATGGAAGGATAGAGGTGACTCACCAGGAAGACCTGTGAAAATCCACACTGATCCATCTATCATGAGTGAAACGACAAGAGGTGATGATAACAAAGACAGATTACCAAATGGTAACTATGTTGAAGATACAGGCAATCACTTTGTTTATATTTTGGATAAAGATATGAACCCAATTGAGCAAGCTTTGATTGCTATGAAATCTACTCAAAAGAAAAAATCTAAAACTTGGAATTCTATGATTGGATCAAGAAGAGCCCAAGGTAAAAAAGGTTTTTATAATCCACCATCATGGTCAACTTGTTATAGGCTGACTACAACTAAAGAGTCTAATTCACAAAACTCTTGGTACGGTTGGGTAGTAGATTTTGTAGGTTTACTAAACACTGTTGAAAATCTAAAAACTTTAGAAGCAACTCAATCCTTTTATCAAAGCGCAATGAAAAGCGATATTTTTGGTAAAGTTGATTTTTCTGAAGTTCAAACAAAAACTGTAGACACAGAAAATACACCGTTCTAATGTATAAGGATCTCTTCAAAATATTTGAAGGCAATCCTAATCTTTATATCACTACCTCCCTCACAGGGGAGGTAGATGAACGGGGTAAAAGAGAAGCCAAAACACTCACGGTCCACGAACCTGTAACTGCACAGTTATGGAAAGATCACCTTGAAGGAAAACAAAGAATAGGTATCAAACCTGAAAACGAAGACATGTGTAAGTGGGGATGTATTGATGTGGATCCTCATAGCTATAAAGATTACAATCAAAAAAAAGTAGTAGACATTATTAGAGATTATAAATTACCATTAATACCTGTAAGATCTAAATCAGGTGGTTTACATTTATTTTTATTTTTAGACAAATGGTACCCTGTTGTAGATGTTAGAAAAAAATTAGATGAATGGAATAATAACTTCTTTCAATCATTAGAAGTTTTTCCAATGAACAAGTGCATGAATATGCCTTACTATAATATGAACTCTACTACAGAGTTTGCATATGAAGATAATAATACTCCTGTAATGATAGGAAGATTTTTAGAAATTATAAAAGAAAAAACTCATTCTTTAGAAAATTTAAAAAATTTAAAAGTACAACAATATGAACCTGAAACTTTTTGGAAACAATATCCACCGTGTGTACAAAAAATGATAACAGATAAATGGGCAGGTAATCATAGAAATGATTTATTATTTAATGTTGGTGTTCTTGAAATGAAAAAGGCTGATGGCCAATTAAATAAAAAACAATTAGTAGATATTTTATTAGAAAGAAATAAACAAGTCTTTGTATCTCCAATGGAAGATAAGGAGATAATGTCAACGTTAGCTAATAGCATTGGCAAAAAAGATTATAATTATAAATGTCCACCAAAGTTTAATGCTGTAGCTCCTATATGTGATAAGGACAAATGTAAATTTAGGTCCTTAGGTATTGGATCGCAAGCACCAGAAATTGTATCTGATTTTACAAATGTTACGTTTGTTAAAAGCACTAAATCAATTGAATACAGTTTTACATATCAAGGGCAGCATATAATAGTTACTCCAGAGGATATGAAAGATGAAAAATCCTGGAGAACAAAATTATTAAGATATGGAATTTATTGGATGACTTTACCGAGACCAAAATCTGGTCCACCACCATTTGAACTTATGCTTAGAGAAATAGTTACTCAAGCTGTTGAGAATGAGAAGATGAAATTTGAAGACACATTAGGAGAAGAAAAATATACTTTCCTTAAAAAATTCTTTGAAGGCCATATTGAAGAAGATGACTTTGATAAGCTTAAAGATAACTATGTAGTATTAGACTCAAAAACTAATACATGTTATTTCAGAAGAATAACTTTTGAAAAATTTTTAGGTAACGATAAGACTTTTAAAAGTGTATCTGAAGCTCTTAACTTGCTTGAGTGTGAAAGATTAGAGTATCATGAAGGAGTTAAAAATGTATGGAAAGTACAAATGCCTACCTTTGTTGATTATAAAAAAGTAAAACAAAACAATGTAACTAAAGAAACAATATCGGAAATGGATGATGAATTCCACACAGGAAAGTTTAGAACTTAAAAAACTTAGAGAGCTATACCATAAAACAGTTAAAATCTTTGGTCCTCCCGGTACAGGTAAAACTCATACGTTAATAGAACGAGTATTAAAAGGTTATATGAAAAAAGGTGTAACACCGCAGCAGATAGCTTATCTGTCTTTTACAAACAAAGCAGTCAACACCGCAGTGTCTCGAGCCATGGAAGCTTTTCCAAGATATACTTCAGAAGATTTTTTAAGATTTAAAACATTACATACCTATTGCAGAAGATATTTTAGTGAAGAAGTTTTTGATCCAAAACATTGTACAATTGATTTTGCATTACAAACTAAAATTATAAAAACATCAGACACAAGATTATCCGATGACAATTTTACTTACAAGGATTGGTCTCTCGGAGTTTACAGTAAAGCTAGAAATTTAATGATACCTCCTGAAGAAGCATATAAGAGAGAAAGTTACAAAAGAGACTCAATGACTGTGTTCAAAAGAAAGATAGATACCTATGAACATTATAAGACAGGTGGTGGTGAAAGATCTTTCATAGACTTTGATGATATGATTGAAAGGACAATTGCAGAAGTAGACTTTCCTAAATTAAAAGTTTTAATATTAGATGAAGCTCAAGACTGTACGCCTTTACAATGGTCAGTCATTTATAAAATGGCTTTTAAAGTTGATAGAGTTTATTTAGCAGGTGATGATGATCAGGGTATCTATAAATGGAATGGCGCAGACTCAAAATATTTTACGAAATTTTTTCCAGGTCGAAAAGTTAAATTAAGAAGAACACAAAGATTTGGAGAAGCTATCTATAGATTTTCACAAATAATTAGAAGAGGGATATTAGACTCAGAAGAAAAAGATTATGAACATAAAGAACAAGAAGGATATGTAAGAAGTTATTTATCTTTTAAAGAAATACCTTTTGAAGAATTACAAGAGGATTGGTACATTTTAGGTAGAGTGAACAAATCAGTAAATGAATTAAGAATGCTAGCTAAAGATGCAGGATTATATTTTAAAGACAATAAAGAAAATAAATGTTTTGATGAGAAACAATGGAACGCTATCAAGGCTTGGACTTCTATTAGTAATAATAAAAAAATAGATAAAAGAGCAGCAAAGAATATGTTTCAATATATTAGAGAACTAGAGAAACCAGAATACAGACTTGATAAATTTTGGATGGGTGAACCAGATTATAAAGAATATAATTTTATTGATTTAAAAGAATGGTGTGGATTAAGATTAGAGGATGCTGATCAAAAGAAACATTGGTATTGGATATTAAGACGTAATTTTAAACCTAATCAAATAAGACACTTTATTAGATTGTTAAGGAGATATGGTCAAAAAGAATTAGACAACGAACCACGGATCACGATTGATACAATACACTCAGTTAAAGGTGGAGAAGCTAATCATGTTGTTTTATATAGCAAAGGTAATTATCCATCTCACTATAATAATAAAAATACAGAAGAAAAAATAAATGAAAAAAAGGTTTGGTATACCGGTGCTACAAGAGCAAAGAAAACTTTACATTTATTAAGAACAGATTATAAGTATAACTACCCTATAGGTGCAGATTATTTAATTTATGTCCAGGAAAAAAATGACAAACAATAATATATTTGATGAAGCATTCCCTAAAGACAAACAGGTGGGAGGATCTCATTATAAATCTTTTTTTATTCAACCTTGGACTTTCATAAGAAAGAATGGCCTTAATCCTTTTCAAGCAAACGTTATTAAATATGTTTGTAGATATTTGTTTAAAGGTAGAGCAATTGAAGATTTAGAAAAAATTAAACATTATTGTGATTTAGAAATAGAACATATTAAAGATGGAGGAAAATAAACATACATTAACCACCATTTTAAAAAATCATTTAAAATGGTGTAAAGATAACGGAAGGGATACATCATGGATAAAGGAAGTAGAAAACCTATCATGGTTCAAGAGGTTCAAGAAAAAACCTGCAGTGAATGTAATAAAAAGGCTGTCTTCGTGGAAATGAAAAAATTATTCTGTCCTCAACATTATGCAAGATTAAAAAATATACCATTAGATGAACATAGAGACTCAGCCTAAAATACTAGCACAACAATTTACGGTGCAAGACTCTGTAATGAAAACTTTATGGAGTTATATAAATAATGCAAAAGATAAAGCTAATTATAAATTAGTAGGACAAATTGAAAAAGAATATAATATAGATGATGCAATTCCATATGTAAGAGATTTTTTCTATCATTTAATTTTAAGTTCTAAATTAGCTGAACGAGAATTAAAAATGATTGCTAGAAAATGGAGAACTAAAGACGACAAAAGAAATTTACCAGATATATCTCTTGAGGAGTTGTGGGTTAATTTTCAAAAAAAACATGAATATAATCCTCCACACTTTCATAGTGGATTATTCTCTTTTGTAATATTTATGAAAATACCATTTAACATAGAGGATGAAAAGAAAGTTATAAATAATAAAGATGCTAGGTCACCTTTAAATGGTAATTTTTGTTTGTATGATTTTAATATAGAAGCTTTCGATTATAATTTTGAAGCTGACAAAACATATGAAGGTACAGGTTTTTTATTCTCATCAGACCAAGTACATGCAGTGCATCCTTTTTTTACAAGTGATGAAGAAAGAATAACAGTCTCAGGAAACATTTATTTTAAATGAAACACTCAGAATATTATGAAGAGAAACAAGGTACAAAGTATGTAGCACCTATCTTATATGATTTAATTAAAATGATAAAACCTAAATCAATATTAGAAGTTGGTGCAGGTTATACTACTGCTTTTATATGTGATGCAATTAAAAATACTGAAACAAAGTTTGTATCAATAGATGACTATCCAACAAAATTTAAACATGACAAGTTAACATTTATTAATAAAAGATTTCAAAATTTATCTAAGACAATTCACAAACAATATGGTGGATTTGACTTTGTTTGGTTTGATGCAGGCACTTCAGAAGATTATGCAGAGTTTATTAATGAATACATTTTTATGTGTACAAACTAC